ACCCCGCCTGACCGGGGCTTTTGTCGAGAGCGGATGAAGGGACTCGAACCCTCGACCTTCTGCATGGCAAGCATCGAGAGGGGGTTTTCGATGCTTGTTGTCTCGTGTCGAACCCGTGCGAGATTGTACACGCTTGCAGGGATTTTGTGGGGCTCGGGCGCATTGGCGAGCCAAGCGCCTCAGACCAAGATCTGAATCGTTCTGGCCTTTTTCTGGCCCCGGCACCAGCGCGCCGGCACGCGCCTTAACGACGCGCGCCCGGCTGCCGGGCCGGGCGCGAGAGAGGACACCGCAGATGTCCGCAGTCAGAGTAGGACGACAGGAGAGCAGCGCCGCCGCGTACGTGTCTCACGCCGAGCACTTCGGCGTCGAGCTCGTGTTCGAGACCGCTGCCGGGCTGGGGCGGGGCGCGCCCGAGCTGCCCGTCGAGCAGCTCGCCGAGCTGGCGCGCCGCCTGAAGGCGATCGATCCCAAGTTCAACCCGGCGCACCCGACGCCGATCGACTCGCAAGCAACCTGGCCCCAGGATGCCTACCTGCAGCGCGTCGGTGCCGCCCTCGCCGTGCGGGCTCCGGCCCCTGCGCGCGCGGGGCGCTGCTGCGAGTGGTGCGGCAAAGTGTTCTATGGGCGGACCAACCGGCGTACGTGCTCAGCAGCACACCGCTCGGCGCTCTCGCGCGCCGGTGGCGTAGGGGCGTTCTCAGAGCCCAATGCCACACTTGTGGCGTGAAATGGCCTATCTAGCGTCTCCCTCACGAACCGCGACACTTACGCCGCATGGGAAAGCCATTTTTGGGCCCCATTTTTTGGGGGGTCTGGACATTTCGAGAAGTTGCTCCGATAGGGTTGTGCGCGTGCCGCTCAAAAGTCGCATGCGGACTTGGCCGCACGGAGGAGGAGGCGGGCCTGCGCATGCTGGGTGCGCTTCCTCCTCTTTTCTGCCCCGGCGAAGGTGAGGCGGCGCGATGAACTTCCTGCCACTCGCGCACCTCGAGGACTACCAGCGCGGCGACCTGCGCGCCCTGGAGGGCCTGTTCTCCGAGCACGACCCGCGCGGGCTGGAGCAGATGATCGCCGAGGACCACTACGTCGAGGTGGTGGTCGAGCGGGCGAGCGATCCCTGGGAGAACGGCTCTCAGGAGATCCGCTTCGATCGCTACACGGCCACCGTGCTGGACATGCCCGACGGCAAGCGCGTGTGCCAGGGCGATACGGTGCGCTTCTACCAGGAGGGCGAGGGCCTGCTCGGCGGCCGTCGGCACGGCTTCGCGGTCAACGGCGAGGTGATCGAATGGCAGACGCCGTGGGAACGCTTCGCCAAGCGAATGGCGATGCTCGCCGGCTTCGATCGCCGCCGCCGCGAGGAGTTCAAGCGCGGCAAGACCGACATCGACCGCTGGTATGCGCTGCTGCGCGGACCCTACAAGGCGCGCATCGACCGGCTGCGCGCCGCAGCGCCCGACTTCGATCTGCAGGGCGGGACCTACGAGATCTACCCGGTCCTCATGGCTCAGCGCATCGAACACTACGTCCGCCACCAGGGCTCCTCCGAGGCCCCCCTTGGGCCACACGAGCTGATCGAGTCCTTCCGCGCGCTGGCGCATGAGGACCAGGCGGAAGTCATCCACGGCGGCGAGCCGGACACCTACGGGATCAGCGGCTACCAGTTCGACTGCGCGTGTGCGATGGCGGCGCACGTGCTCGCCGGGCGGGAGATCTGAGCGCCCCCATGCGCTACTTCCGAGAGCAGGGCGTCTTCAGCCGCCTGCGCCACAAGAGCGGCGTCGAGGGCCTGGTGGTCGAGTACCGCGAAAAAATCGTGCCCGGCGGCAAGTGGGAGGGCAGAGCCCTGCTCGCCGGCGAGCGGGGCGTCGAGATCGAGGTCACGATCTCGCCCGACGACCCTCGGCACGCGCTGGTCACCGGCCCGCTGGAGGACTTTGGCCTGGTGGGCGAGGACGCGCTCCGATGAGGAGCGACGCCCACGAAATCGAGATGACGCGGGCGGCGGTGAAGCTGCACGGCAGCTACGTCAGGGTCCAGCTGGGCGACGAGCTGGAGGGCCTGCTGAAGGACTATGAGGGGGCCGTGCTCGACGGCTATGTCCTGCGCGAGATCTGCAGCTACGGCGGGCCGGTGGTGCTCACGCTGGAGGACCCGTGGCGCATGCACGAAGTGGACGTGGAGGCGGCGGCGGTGGTGGCGATCGAGGCGTCCAAGCCCATCCGCCGATGATCGAGGAGCGCACAGCCGTCAACTGGCGCGAGCAGCAGGCCCGCGTCGTTCGCCTGCTCGACGACGCAGCGCCCCTCGTGCCGCGCACGCTCGCCCAGCTGCATGAGGATTGGGAATCCGAGCGGCTAGATCCGCCCGGCGCGGCGGGAGTGGTCTGCCCGATGACCTGGCCGGGCTAGCTCCGCTGCGACGCCCCAGCATTCGGTCGGGTAGGCGTAGGGGTCCAGCCCGAGCCGCTGCACGCCAGCGGCAGTGATGTCGATCGATCTCCCAGTCCATTCCGCAGGCCCAACGTCGCATTGCATCAGCCGCGTACGGTGCCAGCGCCCATAGGCGAACACCCGCACGAGGAACCAGCGGTCCAGCGTCGAATCATCTCGCAGCGCAATGCACGGGCGATCGACCGAGCCGCCGTCGGCCGTGAGCCCCACGGAGCCGCCCTCGCCGAACGTCGAGGTGCGCCCTTCGATCCTGTAGCCCGTGAGCCGGTGGCGCGGTCGGTGGTGGTGATGCGGGTGGTGCGGACCGGCCAGAAGCAGCGCGAGCGCGCTGAAGAGCAGCGGCAGGATCGCGGCACCCTAACGACGGCCCGGGACGGACCGTAAGCACCCCGCCTCCATTCCCTCGGGGTTCTGTCTGACATAATGGGGCCGTGAGGCTCCGGTGGGCGCGGTCGGCGACACGACACCGGATCAGCCGCCCTCGCTCGCGCTATGTCATCGAGAACGCCACTACGATCATCCGTCAGCCCGCACCGGCGGGCTCGGCGCTGCGCGATCAGCGGATCGTGTTCCTCGGCGTCGATCAGCGAGGTGAGCTGCTCGAGGTCATGGCCGTCGAGACGGACGCTGGCCTGCTCGTCATCCACGCGATGCGGCTGCGCGCCAAGTATCGACGCTATCTCCGGTAGACCATGACCCCCCGCAAGACGCCCATCTCGAAGTCCGGCACGCCCGTCACCGACGAGCTGGCCGAGCGGTTGGCCGACGAGGCGGAGCGTGGTTATGACCTGCGCCGCGGCAAGCGTATCGGGCGCCGCTCGCTCTCAGGGCGCGGGGTGTCGCCGCGGCTGAACATCCGCACCACGCCGGCGCTGGCCGAGCGAGTACGCCTGCGTGCACAGCGCGAAGGCAAGTCCGTCAGCGACCTCGCTCGCGAGGCCCTGGAGCGGTACGTCGGATGACCTGCGAGGACGAGCCGATTCGCTGACCGCGCCGCTACGCTTGTGCTGCTTCGCTGGCGCCCGACGACCGGCCGTCGTGCAGGGGCCTCTCGGCGCGAGCACTACCTCGCTGCGGCCCGCTCTCGCAGGTGTATGGGGGCGGGCCGTGGTTTGCTCTGGCGGCGTGGTCCCGCCCGCCGATCCGCAATTCGTGCTGCTGCTGCACGCCGATCTCGTGCTGGGTGCTGGTGGTGCTCACGCTCTCTGCGATTGCGCTGCGGGCTCGCTAGTGTGCGTGCCTCCTCCCCGTGGGTGCCGGCATCTCCCTCTCGCCGGCTCTCACTCCCATGCTGGCGTCCCGTCCCCGTGCCCCTGCGGGGGCGGGCCGTCTGCGCGGGGCCCGGGTTTTGTCTGACATAATGGGGAGCATGTCGTCGGTAGCGCCATCTCCGCCATCTGCTGGTGGGCGTCCGCCAGTGGCGGGGGCACGCATGCGCAGGACGCTTGATCTCTGGGTCGAGCGGGGGTTCACCGTGCTCGAGCGCGCGCTCAGCGCCCTGGCGGCTGCGTCCAACGATCTGGCGGCCGTGATCGTGCGCGCGCACCTCTCTGCGCTCCGCTCTGCCGTGCCTGATGACGAGCCCCTCACAGAGCAGGATCTGGCAGATCTCGAGGCGGCCAGACGCGAGTACGAGCGCGGCGAAACGACGCCGCTGGCCGAGGTCCTCGCGGAGCCGGGCGCTGCCGAGTGAGTCGCCCAACTGGTCCGTTGAGATGTCCTCGGCGGCGCGCAAGGCCCTGCGCAAGCTCCCACGAACCGAGCGCGAACGGATTGGCGTCGCGCTCGGGCGTTTACCCGGCGGCGATGTGAGACCGCTCCGGAACAGACCGGAGTTCCGCCTGCGGGTCGGCGGCTGGCGGGTGCTGTTCGAGATCGACGATCGTCAGCGCAGAATCATCGTGGCGAATATCGGGTCCCGTGACGACGTCTACAAGTGATCAACCGATTGGCAGACGGTCACTCTCGGGTCGCGGGTCGTCGCCGCGGCTCAACATCCGCACCACGCCGGCGCTGGCCGAGCGGCTGCGGGCGCGCGCCGAGCGCGAGGGCAAGTCTGTCAGCGACCTCGTGCGCGAGGCCCTGGAGCAGTACGTCGAGCACGGGCGTACGCCGGCCGCGTAGAGCTCGCTGCGCGCAGCGTGTAGGCGACGCCCTAGGCTGTACGCATGGAGACATCGGACACCACACCGCAGGACTCAGCAGAGCAGCCCGTAGACCCAGCGCAGCCGCAGAGCGAGCCCGTCGAGCCCGGAGAGCAGGGCGAGCCCCAGGAGCCAGTACGTGCGCGCTCGGTACAGGCTGGACCTCGAACTCGAGCAGGCGGTCGGTCTCCTGGCGCTTGGCCGCGTCAACCTCTGTCCGTTCACGTGGCCGGGATGAGAGACGACCCCAGCCCAGACCCGGCCGACCAGCTCGCCGCGTTGCGCGCGTCGATCGATCAGATGACGGCGGTCGCGCCTGAGCTCGTACGTGCCGCGCGTGGCTGGTTTGACGCCTTCCAGGGTCAGGGCTTCTCAGAGCGCCAGGCGCTCTACCTCACCGCCACGCAGATGCTGCAGAGCCCGGGCGTTGCGCCACCCTGATCGGGATGCCCTGGGCGCCGCGTCGACCCTGTCCAGCACCGGGCTGTCGCCGGCGGCTGGGCCCTGGCGAGCGCTGCCCTGAGCACACCGCACCGCGCGAGCCGTTCGCCACCAGCACCTACCGCAGCCGCAGAGCGATCCCCGAGAAGCTGCGCCGGCAGATCCTGCAGCGCGACGAGTTCCGCTGCGTCGTGTGCGGTGCCCCCGCCAACGTCGTCGATCACATCATCCCCCGCGCCGAAGGCGGCAGCGACGACCCCGACCAGCTGCAGTCGCTGTGCACCTATCACTCGCGTCGCAAGACCGGTGCCGAGGGCGCGCGCGCAGCTCGCCGTGCACGCGAGGGCGATCGTCCCGCCCCGCACATCGCGATCACCGGCTACGCCGCCTCGGGCAAGAGCGAGCTGGCCAAGCGGCTGTCGGCCGCGACCGGCATCCCCACGATGCACATCGACGACCTGGAGGGCAACTGGCGGCTGCTGGGCTATCACGCACACCGGCACGCCGGGCCGCTGATCGTCGAGTCGATCGCGCTGCCCGCCTGGCCGCTGGCACTGCTGATCTACTGCCGCTGCGATGAGTCCCTGCGTCAACGCCGCCTGCGACAGCGCCCGGGCTTCTACCACCGCGACACCCCCGAGCGCTACGACCACTCAGCGCGCGCTGATCTGGTGGTTGACACCACCCGCCGCGTGGACCTGCGCCCGGTGCTGCGCCGCATCGACGCGGCGCTGTCCGCCTTGCTCGCTGCGCGATAAGCCCCCGTCACCCCTGGTCGATAGTCCCCGTTCACTCCCCGCTGTAGCCCCGGGGTTCATGCCCGGGCGAGCCCCCCGGTCTTATGCCCCCTTGCCCCGGGGTGCATCCCCCGCCCACTCCCACGCCCGCCCACCCTGGGCACGCCACGCGAACGAGCGTGAGCAGAGCAAGCGCAGCGCGCGAGCGTCGCAGCAGTGATCGAGTGAGTGAGCGAAGCGAGCGAGCAGCGAGAGTCAGCGCGACGCAAAAATGGTGACAGGCGTGTGAGAGAGAGCGCGCGCGAGTCAAGCGCGTGAGTTCAAGCGGCGTTGTTGTGCGCACGAGTTGCGCAACATCGACGCGAACGAGTCAAGCGAGAAGATCTGAAAGCGACGAACAACTCAGCGACGACAGCTTGGCAGCGAGCCAAGCGCGCGCGACCATCGAGCTCGTGCGCGACGATGGACAGCGCGCCGCGCTGCGAGCGCGCGCGAAGCGCGACGAACAGCCGCGGTTGAAAGCCGCGCAAGCCGCGGCCAAGCGTGCCATGGCTGCCAGGCATCCGTCCGCCCGCGCCGCCCGCGTGGCACGCGCTGTGACGTGTGCGCAAGCGCGCGCGATCTTCGGCGAGCTCGACGGACAGTCTCGTGATCGTGCGCGGCGGCGATCGAGTGGGGGTGTCCGCCTGCCCGCTCGCCCGCCGCTGCGGTCGCCATGCGTTGCTCATCGTCGCGACCGATCGCCGCCGCGTCGCCGACGCGCGCCGACTCGGCTCGCTCGCCGCGGCGGCGGGGAAGGGGCGTCGCAATCGCGCGGCGCATTGGCGTCGGTGGCCGCACGCCCGGGTCCGAGATAGCCGCGGCCGAGTTTTGCGTCAAGATTGTGGGGATGGGTTCACGCGGCCCAGCTCCCAAGCCGACCCGCCTGAAGGTGCTGCAGGGCGAGAAACGCCCGTCGCGGCTGCGAAACGAGCCCCAGCCCGACGAGCGCCCGCCGCAGGCGCCCGAGTGGTTGACGCCGGAGGCGCGCAAGGTGTGGGACCGTGTCGTGGCAGAGCTCGCTGGCATGCAGCTCGCGTTCGCCGCCGACGCCGACACGATCGCCGCCTTCTGCTCGAGCGTGGCGCTGCTCGCGCGCGCCGAGCGCACGCTGGTGGAGGACGGCTACCTGCACGACGACGCCAACGGCAACTCGCGCCGCAGCCCGTGGGTGCTGATCCGCCGCGACGCGCTGGCGGGGATCGCGCGCTTTGGGCTGGCGCTGGGGCTCTCGCCGGCGGCGCGCGCGCGGCTGGGCACGCCGGAGGCCCTGGACGAACCGGGTGCCGCGGCGGCAGCTCGCTTGCTGAGCTGACGGTGCGCGCGGTACACTCAGGCGAGAGAGCCGGGAGAGCGAATCCCGGCCCTCTCTTGCCTCAGCGGCGAGTGGCGATGGCTAAGGTCGCCACGTACGTCGCCAAGGCGAGCAGCAGGTCTCTCACGAGACCTCCTTTCGGCGGTGACCGGGTGGCCCTTTCCACCCGGTCTCCTGCGGGGATCAGCCGCAGAAGCTGTGCCGAACGGTCGCCCGTGCTCGCCTGGGATTCCGCCACGGGCGGGCCCTGAATGGCCGCGCATCGCTGCGACCGCTGCGATCAGGTCGGCGAGCACGTCTGCAAGCCGCGTGCACAGCGCGTGGTGGACGTGTTCGGCGACCTGCTGGTGCACACCAAGGGGCGCTGGGCGCGCACGCCGTTTGAGCTTCGCCCATGGCAGCGCAAGGACATCGTCGTGCCGCTGTTCGGCACGGTCGAATGGTCGAGCGAGTGGAAATGCTGGGTGCGCCGCTACCGGCTGGCGTGGCTGGAGATGGGCGGCAAGAACGGCAAGTCGGAGCTGTGCGCCGGCTTTGCGCTGGTGCTGGCCTTCGCCGACGACGAGGAGGGCGCGGAGGTCTACGGCGCGGCGTGTGACAAGGATCAGGCGCGCAAGGTCTTCGACGTTGCCGAGCGGATGGTCGAGCTCTCGCCCGCGCTCTCCAAACGGCTGAAGATCTACAAGCAGGCCAAGCGGATCTATGACCCGCGCACGGGCAGCTACTACGAGATCATCGCGGCCGACGCCCCGGGGAACTTCGGGCACAACCCCCACGGCGTGGTCGTCGATGAGGTGCTCACCCAGCCCTCGCGCGAGCTGTGGGACACGCTGGAGAGCTCGATGTCAACGCGCGTCAAACCGCTGATGATCGGCGCGACCACGCCGGGCGACGACCCGCTGGGGCTGTGCACCCAAGAGCACGACCACACCGAACGGGTGCTGCGCCAGCCCCACCTGGATCGGCATCGGTTCGGCTACATCCGCAACACCCCCAAGGAGGCCGACTGGAGCGATCCGAAGGTCTGGAAGCTCGCCAACCCGGCGCTGGGCGCCTTCAAGAGCCGCACGGCGCTGCGTGTCGCCTACCGCAAGGCCCGCAACAACCCGGCGGCGGTCAAGCGCTTTCGCCAGTACGACCTGGCGACTTGGGGGATCGCGGCGGTCACGCGCTGGATGGACCTGGCGGTGTGGGACGCCACCGCGGGCCTGGTCTCAGACGAGGACATGGTCGGGCGCGCCTACGGCGGCCTGGACCTCGCCTCCACGACGGACCTGACGGCGTGGAAAGTGACGGTCGGCTCTGAGCCTGACGAGCAGGGCGAACGGACGTTCTTCTCGCGCTGGAGATTCTGGGCGCCGCAGGCGCGCCAGCCAGAGCTCGACGAGCGCACCGGCGGGCAGGCGAGCGTGTGGGCGCGACAGGGCTTTTTGACCTTCACGCCGGGCGACGTGATCGACTACCAGGCGATCCTCGCCGGCGTCGATGAGGACGCGCAGCTCTACGACATCCAGGAGGTCGGGTATGACCGCTGGGGGATGACCCAGCTCTCCCAGATCCTGATGGACGCCGGCCTCGAGGTCGTGCCGATCGGTCAGGGCTTCGCGAGCATGTCAGCCCCGACGAAGGCGTGGGAGGGCCTGATCCGAAGCGGGCGGTATCGTCACGGCGGCAACCCCGTGATGCGCTGGATGATCGACAATGTCAGGGTGCGCACCGACCCGGCGGGCAACGTCAAGATCGACAAGGGCCGCTCAGCGGACAAGGTGGACGGGTGCGTCGCCGCGGTGATGGCGCTGGACCGGGCGCTGCGGGCCGGGCCGGAGATCCGCTCGGTGTACGAGAGCCGGGGGCTGGCGACGGCATGACCGTCCAGGAGCTGATCGCCAAGCTCGAGGCGCTCCCGCGCGAGGCGCGGGTGGCCGTTTGTGATCTCGGCGAGGAACAGATCCGCGCCGCCACGGGAACCGTGGAGGTCGTCCACTGGCAGTACGCCGGCGCCTGGGAGGACATCGTGGTCATCGACGGCGAGCTGGGACTCCCGGCGTACTCATGATCGGCGGCTGGCGATCCCTGCGGCGCTCTTCGGTGATCGTCAACCTCGACACGGGCAAGTCGTTCGAGGGCGTGCTGTTCAGGACGGACGGGCCGCTGCTGGTACTGCGCCACGTGCGACTGCTGCAGCGCGGCTCAGACACCGTCGCGATCGACGGCGAGGTCGTGCTCGACCGCGCACGCGTGGAATTCGTGCAGGTGATCCCGGCAGGCGGCTTCGCAACTGAAGGGATGGCGACAGAGTGACCGTGATCTACTCGGGCGGGTCGCTGGCCGCGCTCGGCGGCGGCGAACCGCCGCGCAACCTGAGCTCCTGGGCGCCGCGCACGTGGCAGGACCTGATGGCCGACTACGGCGCCATCTGGCGCACCCAGCCGCAGCTGCGCAAGGTGGTCGGTTTTCTGGCGCGCAACATCGCCCAGCTGAACCTCACGCTGTACAAGCGCATATCCGAGACTGACCGCGAGCGCGAGGACGAGCACGAGCTCGCCCACGCAATCCGCCACCCGCTGGGCTGGTCGGCGGATAAGAAGCTATCCAAGACACTGTTCTTGGAAACGCTCGTCTCCGATCGGTGCATCTATGACAACGCCTTCTGGCGCAAGGTGTGGCTGCGGGGTGGCGGCCTGGTGCTGGTACCGCTGCCGCCGGTCATGATCGAACCGCTGGGTGAGGACTGGCTCTCACCCGAGGGCTATCACCTGCACGGCTCAGATGGCGGCGAGAACGTGCCGGCGCGCGAGGTGGTGCACTTCCGGGGTTACAACGCAGGCGATCGTCGCACCGGCCTCTCACCTATAGAGAGTCTGCGCCAGATCCTCATCGAGGACATGCTCTCCGATGAATACCGCGAGCAGCTGTGGGAACGCGGCGCGCGTATCTCGGGGGTGATCGAGCGACCCAAGGAGGCGCCCGAGTGGTCTGAGCACGCCCGCCAGCGCTTCAGCAAGGAGTTCCGCGCACTATGGGCGGGCTCAGGGCCGGATGCGGGCGGCGCACCGGTGTTGGAGGACGGCATGACGTGGAAGAACGCCAACTTCAGCCCCCGAGACGCGCTCTGGCTGGAGGCCAAGAAGCTCACGCGCGAGGAGGTGGCGGCCGCCTATCACGTGCCCCAGCCGGTTGTCGGGATCCTGGACCGCGCTACCTTCTCAAACGTGCGCGAGCTGCACCGCAGCGTCTACCAGGACACTCTGCCGCCCTGGTGTGTGGGGATCGAGGAGGACATCGAGCAGCAGCTGATTCCCGACTGGCGCGAGCTGAGGGCCTCCAACGCATACGTCGAGTTCAACCTGCTCGAGAAGCTGAAGGGATCGTTCGAGGAGCAGGCGCGCGCCATGCAGACAGCCACCGGCGCACCGTGGCTGACGCGCAACGAGGCGCGCGCGATCCAGAATCGACCGCGTATCGATGATCCCTCCTGCGATCAGCTGATCGTGCCGCTCAACGTGCTAATCGGCGGGCAGGCCTCTCCGACCGACACGGCGCCGCCACTGGGCGTCCAGCAGGCCGTCGCGCGCTTCCTCGAGCGTTGCGCGCGCGCAACGCTCGGGCGCTGGCACGAGGTCCGGGAGGGCACGCGCGAGATCGCCACCGTGTGGCAACCGGAGCGCTGGGCGCGCGAGCTGCTCTCAGACCTGGAGGGCGTCGGCCTCACTGAGGGTGCGGAGGAGCTGACGGCCAAGATTTTGGACCGCACCCGCAACGGCGTGTTCTCGGCGCTCAGCGCCGAGGATCCCGAGCGGGCGCTGGCGCAGTACTTCGGCGACGCCGAGCCGGCGGCCGAGCTGCTGGTCGCAGAGCTGATGGAGGAGCCGGTCGCGGCATGATCCACGAACACAGGAGGATCCACGATGAGTGATGGGAACGACGAGCGGCGCGCGATCGCGCTGAGGGCCATGCTGGGCGTGCTCGGCAATCGCGGCTGGGCGCTGGACCGCGCCGTGCTCGAACGGCTCTGTGAGCTCGACGTCGACCTGCTCGCATCGGACGTGCAGGCGCGCCGCGGCGGCCCGCGCAACGTGCGCGGTGTGTCTGTCGTGGCGCTCCAGGGCATCATTCGCCCCTGGCCGAGCCTCTTGTCGCTGCTCTTCGGCGAAGGCGGCGGGGGACTGAGCATCTTCGTGGAGGATCTCGCCGCTGCGCTGGGCGACCCGGACACCAGCGCGGTCGTGCTCGATATCGACAGCCCGGGCGGCCTCGTGGACCTGGTGCCCGAGACCGCGGCGCAGATCCGCGACATGCGCGAGCGAAACTCGAAGCCGATCGTCGCCGTCGCCAACACCTTCTGCGCATCCGCCGCCTACTGGTTGGCCAGCCAGGCGCATGAAGTGATCGCCACGCCGTCGGGGCAGGTGGGCAGCGTGGGGGTCTATGAGATCCACTACGACGAATCGGAGTTCTTCGCGCAGGAGGGCGTCAAGCCGACCATCATCTCCGCCGGCGATCAGAAGGTCGACGGCAACCGCTTCGAGCCGCTGAACCCAGAGGCGGCAGCCGCGATGCAGGAGACGGTGGATGACCTGTATGCGATGTTCGTGGCCGATGTCGCCAAGGGCCGCGGAATCGAGCCGCCGCCGGCGGACGGCAGCGCGTTCGGCGGTGGGCGCTGCTACCTGGCCCAGCGCGCGCAGAAGGCAGGCCTGGTGGATCGGGTCGCGACGATGTCGGAGACGATCGGGCGCCTGGGCTCAGGGCGCGCGAAGGTCAAGCAGTTCGCCGCGCCGGCGGCGCTGTACGCCGGGCCGATCCCGTCGCACTCCACCGGGACCAGCGAGGACGCGTGGGAC